TCTTGTACTTAGGATCAGCCACCATTGCTGTCAAATCTTCGTCTGACATAGCACCTTCAGCATTGTTGTTCTTGATTGTGTCAACAGGAACACGGCCTTCGTAAGTCTCACGCAGCTTCATTAAGGCTTTCATGCCATTGGCTGTGCCACCCCAGACTTTGTATTCCTCAAAGTCATCAGAAGACCAGATACCCTTTTGGACCATACCACGCGCCCAAGAGGTCATATTGCCAATGATGGCCTCTGCATTAGGACCAAGTGCTTCACGCTCTTTACGGGCCGATAACTGGGCTTGCTGGACGGTTTCTGCACCCATACCAGTAATCTGTTTAGCCAGGTCTTCAAAAGCCTGCTGGCTGACACCGTACTTGCTGGCCCAATCTGTGTAGGCTTTAGCAACAGGGTCATCTGCTTTCAGGTTAGCAGCCTCAAGGTCGTACTTACCGCCTTCAGGTGCTTTGTGTTTACCAGATCGGAACTGCTTTTCCAGTTCGCTGTAAGACTTGCTAATACCTTCTAGGTCAGGCTCTGCTTTGTCTTTGTTCCAGAACTTCTCAGGCCAGAAGTCAGGACGCTCAATTGGCGTATTGTCTTCAGCATCAGGTTGTTTCTGAATGTGGTCGAGGTTAGGTTGCTCTTGGCTCGTGGTTGTCTGCTCGTCTTCAACTGTTACGTTGTCTAGCAGGCCAGAGTTGTCATTTGCGTCTTCACTCATTGGTTTTTAGCTCTCTTAATACGGACTTCAAGTTCACGGACGACAGTATTCTGTCCCGAACGCCAGTGTCCAAAGGCATCCTCCGCGCCAGGTTGCCAAGTTGGTTGCTCAAGAAATGTCTCTCGCAGCCAAATCAGCACCTTTTGTCCCTCCTCAGTCCCGAATGTACGGGCAATGAGAAGGTTAATGTCAATGTGTTTCTGGTCCAGTTCGATGGCTTGTGTGCCACCTTCTAGATCATCCCATCCACTCATGCGTCTTCTGCGCCTTCAAACTCAGGCTTGAGCTTGATGATGGCGTACAAGGCAGCACGATCAGCACCTGCAACGTACTCATCACCTGCGATCTGTACCTTACCTGCGCTCAGGGGTTGCTTACCAGCGTCACGAGCTTCCTTGGATGCGTAGCCGTAGAAGGTCACTTCAGTGCCTTGACCTTTGAAGTCTTCTTGTACTGCGCCGATGTTCCAATAATTTGCGGGAATACCGAAGTCTGTGTCTACTGATTTGATTAGGGCCATTGAGGGTTCTCCTTGTTGTGAAATTAAGTACCGACCAAAACTTTGTAGGTCGTGCCGTTAGAGGCTTTGATTGAAATATAGCCAGTGGCTGTGGGTGCACCGGCTGTGTAGGTTCCAAAGCGGACTAAACCTGTTCCCTTTGGGGTCAGTCGGATGTCAAGGTTTGTATCTGTGCCTTCTGCTGTCAATTCTGGCGAACTGGATGCCGCTACTCCGTTTACATTTAAATAATTTACGGCATTACTTCCTGCCAAGCCAACACTAAACTGAATGGACGTTGTTGAGTTGTTGTTAAAGAAAACATGACGGCCATTTCCTTTGGTTGTCAAACCAAGACCAAGGTTTGTATCGCTACCTTGAGCGCTGAATGTTGGTCTTCCACCAGTAGCCGCCCCAGTAACCTGTACGTAGTTCACAGCAGAGGCTGTGTGGGCTACACGGAATTGGTTTAAAGCACCAGAGTTTGTAATAAAGAAATGGTCGCCTGTGCCTTTAGACACATAGTTCATTGTGATATTTGTGTCTGAACCGACAGCAGACAAAACAGGGCCAGAACCCGCAGCTCTACCTGAAATTTGAGCATAATTAACAGGCGCAGTTGTATATGCTTCAGATACTTGAAACTGTCTACCAGATGGAGTGTAAAAATCCATCGTAGAGCCAATACTGCGAATAACCGTCCCTGACCCCACAGTAGCATAAGCAGCAGCACCAGAGCCACCACCACCTGAGAAACTCACTGTGGGTTGTTCTACGTAGCCTGAACCTGCGTTGGTGATGGTGAATGTTGTAATTGCACCAGCAGAGACAGCCACAGTAGCCGTAGCTTGAACGCCACCAGCAGTAGTTGGTGCAGAGATAGCAACCGTTGGAGCAGTAGCGTAGCCTGTACCACCAGCAGTCCTTGTAATAGCAGTAACAGTCCCACCATTGGAGATGTTCACTCCTGAACTACCAGCAGCTAGGTCAATGGCTCCTGTGCCTTTGCTTTGGAATACTTGGGAGATGTTTGTGTCTGTGCCTTGAACTGACAGAGTTGGTGAACCCCCAGCTACATCACCTCGCGCTTGTAGGTAGTTAACTTGGCTTGATACACCACTTGCTTTAAAAGCAATGCCTCCAGAACTTGAAATAGCCAAATCAACTGAGGCATCAGCATTAACTCTAGCCCTAGTGCCACCGCCGATTTGAAAGTTAATGTTTGCAGCGCCTTTTGAAGTCAAAGTCAAAGCCGCTGTTGCATCACTACCTTGCGCCGAGATCGTAGGCGCTCCACCAGTAGCAGCACCCGTCACTTGAACATAGTTGACTGCGGAGGCTGTGTGAGAGACTTGGAATTGAACTGTTGTTACACGCCCGTTTGTATAAAAGTTGACAGGGTTGCCACCACCAGCACTTATGCCAAGAACAGCGGGGGCGCTAATGCCAGGAATTTGAGCGCCAGCCGCAGCACCGCCGTTAATGACTAAAGGTCGAGTTCCGTCACCTAAGTTAATAAAACGTGCTTGAGCGCCTACTGGCGTAGAAATATCTAAACCTGTTGTAGATGTTCCACCTAAACTTTGAATGATGGCAGGAGTTCCTGCTTGGCTCAAAGTCAGTGTCTGACCAGTAGCTGTAAGCGTACCAGTGCTTAATGCAGTAAACGTACCAGCAGCAGGGGTTGTTGAACCGATAGCAGGTGGGCTAGCTAAATCAATATCAGAGCCATCAAGTACATCCCAAACAATGTCTGTGCCGTTGCTCTTGATAAACTTGTTTGCATTGTCACCACGAGTTTTGTAGAACTCAGCCAAAGCAACCAACTCAGCTTGGCGATCTGTCAGTTTGTCATCACGACCACCGCCACCACCGCCAGTTGGCATTGTGATCCACTTACCCCAAACACCAGGCTCTGATTCAAAGCGAATCATCAAGCCTTTCTTTTCGTGTTTAGGCATAGGTCCAATAGGACCAGTAAATCCACGCTCACCGTCTTTGCCATTGATGCCATCTTTGCCATCACGACCATCAGCACCACGATCACCTTTAGCGCCTTGCTTACCGTCAACGCCAGCAGGACCAGTTAAACCTTGAGGACCAACTGGACCTTGTTCACCACGATCACCTTTAGCGCCATCAGCACCGTTTAAGCCATCAATGCCATCAATGCCAGGTAGACCTTGATCGCCTTTGTCGCCTTGATCGCCTTTGTCGCCACGCTCACCTTTAGGACCAACCTGCTTTTCAGCAGATCGGGCCATCTCAATAGCTTTGGCTGCGGCAAGTCGTGCGACTTCATCACGCATTAGCGGCTCCCTGTGCTGGCGCTCCCAGAGCTTCCATCAATTGCTGATCTCCAGCAGTAGGTGCTTGCTGTGCTTGTTGCAGTTGTTGAGCTTGTTGTGCCATTTGTTCCATCATAGCTTTTCTTTCTTCTGGACCAGCACGAACAATAGCTGGTACACCCAACTTGTCGCCAATGTAGTCAATTGCCGCACCAGCCTTGATTGCCATTTGACCCTCTGGACCAAGACCTTGAGCAATCTGCATGAACTGCACAATGTTGTTGATCTCATCCAAGTTCTGAGCCATAGCCAATGGAGACACTGGGCTGACCTTAACTTCAAGACCGTTGACCTTCAATGGCAAATCAATCATGCCATCTTCGTCCATTACTTCTAGAACCTTTGTCACCAAAGGAATCATGGTTTCGTTAATCAGACGACCAAAGGCAGAACCCAAGTTCTGAGACAACTCTTTCATACGCTCAACCACCTCAGTGGCAGAACGTGCGCTCATGTTGTCTGGCGGCAAAGACTCATCCAGCAAGGTGCGCTTGATAGATTGAACCAAGTCATTGATAACCAACTGGCTCACGTTAAAGTCACCAGCTTTAGGCAATGGCTTCAATGCTTCACCTTGAGGACCACCGTTACGGGCAACAGGAATGATTGCGCCAGGTGTGATCTTGATAGTGGCAGGGTTTAACACGCCATCATCAGCGGCTGTGTAGACACCAGTGATTGCCAGTGAAGCATTCTTCAACAGCAACTCTTTGGTCTTGTTTAGCGTCTTGATGTCAGGTAATGCTGTTAACACTGGACCACGACCGTAAATTTCACCAGCCACCTTCATGTAGCGGCTGACAATCCAAGGTGATGTCTTCTTTTTGCGGTACACCAACTGAGACTTAGACTTCTCATGGATGACGTAGTAGCCAAAGTCACCAGTGCCATAGTTGTAGATAGTTGCTTCAACCAAGTCAACGTCAGCAGTAGGTTTATCCATGATCTGCTTTTGCAGTTCAGAAGGAATGTCAGCGTCTTTCCATTGTTGCTGGATAGACTCACCCTTGATACGCATTTTGCGATAGACGTTATCTACCTGACCGTTTGCGCCTTCTTCAAAGCACACAAGGTACTGAGGCACTGGGATAAAGTTGATTGGGTTAACTGCATCACCACGTTGCACCAGCATCACAGCAGTACCAACAGACAAGTCCAACAAGAACTCACCCATTGCAATGTCAAAGTTTGATTGCTTGAGAACAGCAAACATCTTCTCGTTGTAAATATCCAGCACAGTCTGCGCTTGAGTACGACGATTCATTGGAATCTCTGAGCCAGGCTCTAAACGACACCACTTGCGTTGTGGAGGGAAGATGCCTGATTGCAGACGGTTGGCAAAGCGCTGAGTCGAGTTGATAGCAGTCGAGTCAAAGACACGAGCCATCTTCTTTTTGCCGCCTACTTTGCCTTCGTACTCGCCACCGTACAAATTGCGTTGTGGCAAAGCAAACTCCATAGCATCTTCGTACAAGCTACGAAAATCGTCTTTGCGGTTTTGAGCAATCTTGTGACGCTCAATAATTTTGTCTACTGTAATTTGTGCCATTTGATTGCCTTTATTCGTACCACTCAAGAGCCAAATGCGCTGAATGATTTGTGCCGTTTACATTAGTCAAACGGAACAAGTAGTTTGTTAGTGGCTTCAATACAAGTTCAAGCGATTTCTCACTTGATCCACCAGCCTTCTTGCCTTCACCACCAGCAAGCACTTTGCCTTCTAGCTCTGTACCAAGCGTATTAACAGTTGGGTTAATCACCATTGCTATATTGCTAGGATGGCTAACAGAATAGTTGCGGTTTCGATTGATAGGCGTAAACGTAGTGCCACCAGTTGTTGATGTACCTTCATAGATATATAACTCAGCATCACCATGACACATTGCGTCAACACTAACGTGAGCATAAATTCCAGAAGGAGAAGCAATGACTATATTTATGCTTGCACCAGCAGCTAACTTAGATGAATCTGGATACATCTTGTAAGCATAGAAAGCACGACCATCGTGATTGCGTTGATGATTAATATCAATAACAATTGCTGGCGCATCAGCACCAACAATGGCAAACGTACCATCATCACGTTTCTGAACTGGTGTTACAAACCGTGACTTGGTTGTTACCGATTCAAGTTCAACAGGCGTGATTGCCATTATTTCTTCGCGGCTCTACGCGCCTCGCTTAACGAAATAGCAATTGCTTGCTTCTCGCTTTTAACAACAGGGCCACCTTTGCCAGAGTGCAGGCTACCAGCCTTGTACTCACGCATGACTTTGGCGACCTTCTTTTGGAACTTGTCCTTCTTGTCCATCATTAGCCGCCAAGCGTTGAAGTAATACCCAACTCTGCGTCAGGACGCTCTTGAGATAGCAACATACGCTGACCACCGCCACGACGAGCAATGACACGCTTCTGTGTTTCTTGTGCTAACTGGCTTTCTTTGGCAGTAGTAGCAGCTTCTTGCTTGTCAATAGCAGCAGATTGTTTTGCCATTTGAGCGCGTGCAGCACTGCCATCATCAATGCCCATCAAATCACCAACAATGCTTCCCATATTAAGTCCTCGACATTAAGTAATAGTCAGAGCCATCTGGTCCGTATGATTTCATCATCCCATCAATGCTGAAACCTATGCGAAGCCCCCATCTGACAGCCCTCATGTCTTCACATCTTACAGTAATTTGCAAACGATGCAAGTTACCTGATATCACTCTGAAATCACGGTA